GTCCGTTTTTTACGCCTGAATGATGTATGGCAATGCCTACAACACGTTTCTTATTTAGGTAACTAAATGGGCTTTTTGGTCCTCTGCTGTTCCAGCCTGCACGAGAAATAATAGTACTCATAAAAGTGTCCCAATGTGTAGTAGTTCGATGTTAACGTGTTTGCTAGTAGTTGGTATCATGTATTAGCTCGGTTGGTTTGGGAACTCAGCAGTGTCGGCAGGAGTCCATGTTGAGGGGAAATCTCGTAGTTGTTGCCTGTATGTAGCCCATTCAGCTTTCTTACTGTCACTTAAAGGACTGTCTGCAAATTGTGTCCAATCTGATTGCAATAGCAGGGAATCACGCTTTGATCGCATAATAATACTTTTTGTTTCGTTTGTTGCGTCTGGCAAACCGTTTGTTGTTGTTACTCTCATGCTATTCTGTACCATCCTGTTAAAAATATGTCGCCATAACTTCCACTTGTTTGCCACGTTGCAGGCGTTGAGTTGTCTAAAACGTCATTAAAGGTGAAACTAAGGGTAGTCTTCTGCGAGTACATAATGATATTACCACCAACTTCTATACCAAAAATAGAATATATTGTGCCTGCGGTATTAGGTCTAGCCCAACCTACACCAGTAGGCTGATACTGTAAATCTGTTGATTCTGTTACTGGAATACTAAATCGCATACCGCCTGTCGTGTAGTCACTCGTTGAACCACCTAAATAGTGAAATTGGTAATAACAGATATTGCCAACCACAGCGTATTTAGCGTTTACAGTTGCATTGCCTTTAGTCCAATTCGTGAAAGTAGGGGTCCAAGCAGTCCAATCTAAAGCACCATCAGCAACAGCGTTAATTTCAGTTGCTGTAGCTGCAACAGCCGTAGAGCCAAGAATTAAATCACCGTCAGGGATAGTAACATCCCCAGTCGCAGTAACATTCCTAAAGCCAGTTACATCTTTATTAGCGTCAACGACAACACCTTTAGACGCAGCAACAGTACCACCTGTAACTCCGTCAAGAACGTTAATTTCAGTAGCAGAAGCAGTAACAGCCGTAGAACCCAAAATCAGATCGCCTTCAGGCATCGTAACATCACCAGTTGCAGTAATGTTCCTGAAACTAGAAATATCCTTATTAGCATCAACAACAACAGCCTTAGACGCAACCACCGTTCCAGCAGTAGAACCATCAAGCAAATTAAGTTCAGCAGCACTCGAACTCACCGCAGTAGAACCTAAAATCAAATCACCTTCAGGAATCGTAACATCACCAACAAACGTAGGTGTCGTATCCCAAGCAGAAGTACCAGTACCAGTACCAATCAACACAGCACCAGAAGCAGCCGTAGTATCACCAGTACCCAACTTCTCCTCAATCTGCAACACAGCACCATTCACATTATTATGAACAGTCGCATGGTTAGGCGAATTAAGATTATCAGAATCCGCTATATTATCAGGAAGTTCATCAGGGTCACGGTCTAACGCACCCGGAAATCTAGTTGCCATTATTCACCTCTTATGGAGTTAAGTCAATCGTAAAAATACCGCCAGCAGCAAACGTAATCGTAAACGTTCCGTTACTCGACGAGAAATCAGAACCAAAATCAATGTATGCAATAAGCGGATCATCAGTTAAAGAATCATCATAAATCACAGCGCCCCTGGCACTTGTAATCGTTGCAGATGACCATGATGTGTCAGCAGCATCAAACTTAATCGTGCCACTTGTCTGAGTTAAAGCCAAACTACTTAACGTGTTACCACCAGCAGTATACCCTGACCCAGAAACCTCATTAGAAACGTCACCCTTAAAATCATGCGCCCCAAAATCAGGAGTGTACGACGACGTAACCAACATAATCTTAATCGTGTCACTGTCCAGGTCTAACGCAAGAGTATTTTTCAAAGCGTTAAGAAAAGTTATTCCATAAAGACCACTAGCCATCAGCGTTCTCCTCATCAGTTACAACGCTGGCTTGTATCGTCTCAGCCGCTATAACTACATCTACTTGTTCATCTTCCATGATGTCCAATAATAATCTAATCAAATAAAGAAAGATAGAGGGTAGGCTAACCTCCCAGTACAGTCAGCCTACCCTACTACCTAATTAAGAACTATTAGTTAGTTCCTATTGAGGATGATGTTTCAATCCTTCGGATACATTCCTCACGGAATCTTCCGTATCCTACAAGATGATACCAACCTACTGTGTTGAATCGACGTAAGCTGTCGGTTACAGGACCGAACACTACGCTTGGGTCCGCACCGAAACCGGCTGCCCGGCTGTGTGCTTTCGCAAGAGCTTGTCTACCAACTATTACAGTTTTGTATTCATCAACGTTAGAAGCACCAGCGTCAGCGGTTAGCGTAATTCTTGGTGTTTCAATGAAGTCAACTCCACCGAATGTACCAATGCTACCATTTCGGACACCTGCTCCGTCTTGACGGATTTGGTGTTGGATAACGTCAGTTACTGCTGTAGCTGCACGAAGATCGAAAGAAACGTCAGGGTGGATAAATCCAACGTAAACGTTTCCGTCAAATGCAGGTGCAGAAGCGGCTCGTAGGTTAGCAACAGCTTTACGGATAAGACCAGCGGTAACAATGTCACCTGCTGCTAGTTCTCCTGTAGCTGTAGCATCGCCACCGAATAGTACGTTGCTTCCTTCTGTAACAATGTCGTGAACAATCTTATCAAGACTGTCACCCATGTTGTAACCGATAATGTTCGCAGCGTCAGCGTCTATGTTTAAGAAGCTGGTTCCACGGGCTTTAGCGGTGGTTTGTATTGTATTGCCGTACTCAGCAAGTGTTACTGTAACTTGTGCGTCACCCATTGTTGATGGTGTGAGGTCAGAAGTTTCAGATATTGCTGAAGTAGCTTGTGATAGGTCACTGTACTTTGTGAACTTAACGCTTGCTCCTGCGTGCGATTGGTTTGTGGTTTTCACATCGCAAACCATCTCAAAGAGAGGTTGTGATCGCAACGCAAAGTAAGCGAGCTGTTCAAATGCTGCGTTACCAGCGGAGTTCAGCGAACTCATTTGTGTTATTGCCATTAGGCTATTCTCCAATTAAATTTTGGAGCCTACCTTACGTCATAGCGTTAAAAGTACCGCCGTTAGATTCCCACAACTGTCGAAGTTCATCTTCATTATTCGTTTGTCTAATTAAACTCTCAAATTGAGGATCTGCCACAGGACCAGCATCATCACTAGCTTCAGCGATTCTACGCTCCGCTTCAACTTGCTGTGCAAACTGCGCCTGTTGCTCCAAATTAGTAGTATTGCCTTGGCTTACCACATTTGATAAACCTGCACTAGTAGCCTCAGCCTGTATCGCATCAACAGATAGCTCGCCTTCGTAGCCTTTCATAAAGTACTCAGTCATCTTGTTAGATGGGTCTAAGCCTGCATCACGAAACACTTCTTTGCGTTGCATCTGTTGAACTTGGGCTTCAAGCTCATCAGCTCTCTTAGCTTTCGCTTCGAGTTCTCTACGCCAATTTGGTTTGGATTCGGTACTTGAAACTTCTTCTGTTCCAGTAGACTCTGTTTCCATTATGTCACTCACCTTCTCATACACGCTAACAACGGTGGAATGCCAGCGGAGTTTAATTTAGTGTGAACGGCTCACCCTCTTAACGGGGCAGATCACATAACTAAATATAGGCAAATTCAGGGTTTGAGTCTATACCCTACTAATTTTGTGCTGATCCAAGACCAGTAGCGCCCATTCCGGTTACCAAACCACCAGTTCTTTGCTGAGTCGCTGCTTGCCTACGTTGCCGTAATCTACGCACTTGAGCTGTAGTTTCTGAGTCTAAACCGAACGACGCTGCTGCTAACTCTGTTGATGTTACAGCATTCTGTTCACCGAATACTTGTTGTGTTAGACCTGCTTGTTGCCCTAAACGTTGCGATATTTCACGCTGTTGTACGTTCTGCCCGGCTAGTTGTCGAGCTACACCTGTGCCTATTCCCTGGCCTGTGGCTTGTATTGCTGCTGCTGATAAGCCAGCGGATTCCATTTGTAAGCGTTGTTCTATTACGTTTACGCCTCGTTCTGGGTCTAAGAAATAAGATATGAGTTCTCCGTCGTTTTCTACGCCTATGCCGTACATTTCACGCAACTGGTTTTTGAGTTCTGGGTTGACGTTGGATACGGCTGTTGTCGCCATTGAGACTCGTTGTGTCATTTCGGCAGGGGACACATCGTTGCCTATAAATTCTGCGAAATCGTCGGGGTTGTCGTAGAAGCCTTCTGGTAGTCCTGCTGCTGACATTGTTTGACGGTAGTCTCGTTCTAGTCGTATGTATTCTGCTGGGCTGATAGCTGGCAGTCCTTGTTGTCTTCGAGTATCCATACCTGCAAAACGATCCCTGTATATATCGCTGTCTTTAAGTTGAATCATTACGCTGTCTGTTGATGCGCCTTCCATTAAATAACGGTAAGCGTCTGCTGCTAGTCCTTCTAAGCCGTAGCTGGCTAGTGTGTCTTTGATGATTGTTAGTGCATCTCTGTCGTCTTGGGTTTCTTGTGCTTGCATAACAGCGTCATCGTCTACAACAGTTACCGGATCGCTTGTAGGCGGTCTTGGTGCATCCGGTGGCGTTGGCATCGGAGTTGGTGGACCGACATCAGGATTTTCATCAAAAAAATCTGATAAACTTTGCGCTATATCAGGAGAAATATCTCCTACTCCTCCACCTCTTGTATCTCCAAAACCCATTACGCTACCTCCCCAAACGTTTGACCAATAGAGAACGACAACGCCCTCGCCTGGTCCTTAGCATCCCCAGTCTGTTGCCACTCAGGAAGCGCACGAACAAAATTCCGAACCTCAGAAAGAGTCATCGGTCTAGCATTAGTACCAGCATCAGGAATGTACTCAATAACATCAGAGAACTCATCCAACATATCTACTTGCCTGCCAAGCATCTGCTCAATCTGATACTTGTACGGTGAGAAATACTGATCTGGGGTAATACCCATTTGATTAATAACTTTATCTAACGTCGGGAACTTTGACACAGCAGTAGCTTTTAGCATTTGCTCATACTCTGTTTGCGTAGCTTCACCAGTATAAATTAGCTCAGCCCAATCTTGAGCTGCTTCTTCTGTTTGTGGCACATAGTATTTGTACGCTAACTGTTCTAACGCATCTCGACCTGCTGAAAAATCAGAGAACTCATTTGTTATTTCGTAGTTAGCTAACTGTCCGATAATCATTTCACGGATAGCTTCCGTGTCTTCACTATCACCGTTTTGCGCTAGTGTTTGCGCCAAAGAAAATGCGTCTTCTTCGCTTAAATCAAATCCTAAGAATTGTGCTTCTTTGGTTAGTGCGTCTGTTGTTGGCTCTAGGAACTCTTGTCGTTGTGGGTCGCTCATTTCGCCCCACATGACATCGTATGTTCGCCGGGCTACGTCGGTTGTTTGCCACCATTTTGTTTTTTGTAGGAGTCCTTTGACTCTGGTCATGCTGGTTATGCCGTTGTCAACAATATATTGCATTAACGGAATTGTTCTTTCTCTTGACTCGTCGTCGTAGCTGACAATAGTTCCGTCTGCTGTTACACCAAGCACCATGTTTAGCGCTTGATCTCTGAAGAAGTAGCTTGCTCCTCCGAATTGTTCTTGAAGTAGTGAGTATATTTCATCTCGGTCTGCTTCTCGTTGAGCTATTATGTCAGCAGCAGTAGAACCACCCCCACCGGGAGGGTCTGGTGAATCGTTATCTGGTAATTTTTCTATTTGTTTTTGAACAGTAACCGTATCAGCCTGCGCTCCGAAATCACCAAAGATAGGGTCATCTGCCGGATCTGGAGGAGGCACATTGCTTATGCCTGAAACACCAAAGATAGGGTCATCTTCGGCAGAAACTGGAGTAGTTGCAGGAGTTATAGGAGTTTCGCTAACAATTGGTTCTGGCGTTTGAGTTTGTTGGAAACCTTCTGGTCTACCATACGTTTTTATTGTCGCACTAGAAATATCTTCTTGAGCATTAATCATTAAAGAACTTATGACATTTATGTCTTTTTCTTTTGTTAACGCTTCATACAAATCATGCACAGGAGCAAGATCTTGTGCAATTTGATTTTTAACATCTTCTAATTTTTTAGAATATGCTTCAGGCGTTTGACGACCTGCAACTAGACTTAAATCATATTCAGAGTCTTCAATAAGATTGTCAATTTCTTCTTGACGTGTATAATTTAATTCTTTTTTACGTTGTTCTGGGTCATCAATTTCAGAAAATAAAACAAGTATTCTATCAATACGATTTAATTCTTCATTAGCTTTTTGGAGGTCTTCCTTTAACCCAAAATATAAATTATTAAACTGAGTGTACGCATTTGTTCCGTTTTGGAATTTTCCTCCTTTGAAAGCGTAAAAATCGTTAGCGCCTCTTTTTCCTACTACTCTTGTTTTAGGATCTTCTTTTTCGCTATATATTTTATACATTATCTACGCCCTCCAATACCAGCAGCCTGCATAATCAACGAAGCAGCATTAGCATGATCCATAGCACCAGCCTCAACCGGAGCAGCACCCCTAGCGAACTGTTCAGCTTGCGCCCCAACAGAAATACTAGAAATACCAGAAGCCTGCAAACCATGAATCTTATTAACAAACTCTTTCATCTCTGGACCTGTCATTTTGCGACCAAGCACAGACGCAGACGCATCATTTAACGCTGCCTGCAAACCAACAGGGTCCATATAATTAATTACTCTTTTAGGTTTTTTGCCTGCTTCTATTTCAGCGACACGATCTTGGAACGCTTTCGCAAGTTCAGCAGGTGTCATTTCACCAACATCACCTCGTTGAAGAATATCCAAAAAGTATGGGTTATCATACGCTACTGCATCTCCAGCTAAACCAATAACGCCTTCAACAGCTCTTTGAAAATTAGGTATATTTAACGAACCATCATCTTCAAAAATTAATTCGTAATCTCCTCCATACGCACCTGGCACACCAAGAAAAATCTCATACGCAATAGCTTTTTGTTCTTGTTCTTCTAAAGCTCCGATAGCTTGACGAACGTTATCAGCAGTTATCAACACTGTTTCATAAACAGGCACATCTACTGGTTGGTCTAACGTCAAACCTTCAAACTGTGTAGTCGTTTGATAAGTAGTTTGTGTTTCTGTGCCAAGCACAGGACTTGAAGTGCCATACTGCGTAGGTTGCAAACCAGCTATATCTTGCTGATATTGATTAGTCATTACGCAACCGCCCTTGATCTAATAAATTGTAATTCCATAAAACTATTTTCAGGAATCATGTCATTCTCCAAATACCTGTCAAAAAAAGCTGAGAACTCAGGTCGCCCACTTAACTCATCTCTTTCCTGTTCCCAATATAATAGTAGATCAGAGTTAGTGTTCGCTAGAAGGTTTGACGAACCACCCAAAGATTTTCTACGCACAAGTTCATCTTGCACAGATTCACGCAACTCCAAATAATTGACTACATGCTTTGTTGAAGGTCGAGCATATAATAATTCAGCGTATTCTTCGTTACCTAACGAACCGTACAAACCTTTCATAGTTTTGTAAATAGTGTCAGATGTTTGGAAAAACTGGAAGTTTTCATACCAAAGAGGAAACTCTTCAGCTAATTTTAATGTTTCTTGTTGTTTATATTCTTTTAACCAAATTAAATCATTAGCGTTCAAACTGTACGGCAGTCCTGCTCCCCGTCGTTCATCTTGCACTTCACGAACAGCGTCATTTAACAACGCATACGCTTTCCAGCCTTGTTCTATTTGCGGATCTGCTACTGTTTCAAATGGTGTTTTGCGTTCACGGCGTTTTGTCGGGTCTGCTGGGCTAACTTGTTGTTGTTGTTGTTTACGATACGCAGTTTGGCTAAACATAAGTTCTTCGGTTGTTGAACCGCCAAGGCTTTCTGTTAGCCAGCCACCAATTTCAGGGTAGGCTTGCACCAGTGGTTTAAGTTTTTCATACGTTGCTTCAGACGTTGCAGACGCAAACACGCCGTCATTTAACCTCGTCATACGAGCAGTCAACGCAAAAAACTCGTCACCATACTTTTCTAAGAAAATAATGTTACCTTCTGCTGTTCCGTGACGTACTTGCAACCTTCGAGCTTCCTCAATATAAGGCTGGTACGGTGAAGATATAGTTGTTGATGTAGGGACAGCCATTCCAGTAAATACTCTAAATGTAAAGAAATTTTTTGCTCTTTGATTAGCTTCATTAATCCACGCATTAACTTCTTCTGTGTTTGTCAAATCTATCGGATCACCACTTAACTCACGTTCAACATATATTTGTTGAGAAAAGTACTGCACTTGTCGTTCTTTTGTAGGCGTTTCAGTAGCTAAATTAATTAAGTTACGTTGATACGCAGGTAAGAACCCTTCAATCATGCGATTCACAGTGCCACCTTCAGGATGACCAAACGGAAACATAAACCCAAACGTTTCTTCCAACGAAGGGTCTTTCAAAGCAAACTCACGAATAGGCACAGTTACCATAGGACCAAAACCAGGTGTCGTTGATTGCAACATAGAAGCCAAACCATCTTTGCTAAACCTAATCGGGTTGCTTCGTGCTGTCGCCCCAAGAATGCCAGGTGTTAGTACTTCCGGCACGTTTTCTAATTTTTCGTTTAACCGCCACACAAGGTAACTTGACCCTGTTTCAAATTGTTCCATTTCTTCCGCAGTAGCTATTCGACCTTTTTCTTTTTCAAACTCTGCCAATGCACGCTGATCGTAAGCAGGTATTTCTTCTATACCTAACCCTTCAGCGTTCCACGGTTTTGTATACAAATTCATTAACTTGCCAACATATTGAGGGTTTTCTAACGCTATGCTTGACCATCTTCCAATAACTTCTTGCCACGCATTGTAGAACGGCATAATGTTTGTAACCATTTCGCTAATTCGTGTTTCTTCAGCTAAGTCATACAGCAAATCTCTTGTTTTGCCTAATGCTTTTTGTCGTGCTTGTACTTCTATTTTTTGTAACTGGGCTTGCGACAACGTTATGTTTCCTGCTTCATCCATAAACGGAGCTATTCTACGCATTACTTCAGCATCATATTTAGCTCTAAAATATGGGTTACGAGAAAGTATGTCTGCTGGCAATGAACCTAAATTGTCAAAAATGTTTTCTATAGTCCTGCCTAATGCGCCTTCAAATCCACGGGTATTTGAGTTAAACGATGAAGGGTTCTCTGCAACAGATCGAGCAAAGCCCATTCTGCCTAAACCTTTGCCATCATCTGACATTCGTATATACCGTGAGACATCTTCTACAAGCGCCCTAGTATCTTCAACTGTTACTTCTTCACCTTTTTTAGTTGTTTTAGTTTTTTTGTAATCACTAACTTTTTTGCCAACAACCGTTTCAAAGTTTTGTTTATTATCAGGGTTTTTAACCCAACGAATCATCTCTTGTTGCACATCAGCCCAAGCAATTATTTGCCCAGCAGCAGCCTTAGAACGCAAACCTTCAAACACTTCAGGAGGCAACACATCGTTATACTCATCAATAATGTTTCTTGCAGCATCAACAGCAACTTCTTTTCGGCTTAAAACCTCAGCAGGCAATCCAAGCCCATCAACAATTTCCTCATTACGCATAAACACATCAGCTAACTGATTTACCCTAGTAGCTTCATCAGCGCTACCATATACAAGCGGATAAAACTCAGGATAATCATTTGCGTTTATTGGTGTATACCGTTGCATTTGCCGGTTCCACCCACGCACAGCGACACTACGTTCACGACTATCTAAAATATCCCAACGTTGCCAATCAACCCCTAAAGAATCTTGTATTTGTTTTTGCGAATCAGCACGAACACCTCTAAAAATACGGTCTTGTGATTTAGTAGCAGAAACACGTTTGCTAATCATCTCCCAATGACGAGGATCATCACCAAACGCACCTCTAACAACAGCATTGCCAATTAACAAATTAGGTTGCCCTGCTTTTTCCATAAACATGTGCGCTCTTGTAAAACCATCAACAATGTCAGTCATTTGCTCAGGCGGTCTATCATCAGGGAACCCTATGCTACGAACAGCATCTTCAATGCCTTCAGCTCTAGCCAACATGTTATTAGCTAACGCTACTTTTGCTTTGTAATTAGGGTCTGTAGGGTCTACTGCTTCTGCTAGTATTTTGCGTGCTTCTGTTTGTAAAAGCGAAGCCCATTGTCCTGATGATTGCCTAATAGCTTCGTTGTTTATGCGGCGACTTCTACGCCATGTGTAATACCCTGCGTAGGCTGCTCCTGCAACTGGTCCTGCTAAAAGCGAACCGGCTAACCCTCGTACTATTGTTGGGGTTGCTCCTGGTCGTTTTTCTGCGTTGCTGTCTTTAACTATTTCTTTAACAAGCCCATCTACGGTTACGTTGTTTTCTTTAAGGAATCTATCTAATTGCACATAATTGTCTACGTCAACGCCTTTTTTTACAGCTCCTAATTCTTCTGCCTTAGTCCGCATACGCAAAACAAACTCATCAGTTAAACCACCAGCACCATCAAAATGCTTATACGCATAATGAGTATGCAATTCTTGAACGCCTCGCATTAAACCACCCAAAGTAGCAACAGCACCCAAATCACCTGCACGACGCAACGCCTCATCCAACTGCACACGCATAGTCCACTTAGGAGTTAACAACACAGCAGGTCGCCAATACTGCATAGTCTTATCAGCAGATTTTGTAACACCTCGACGAAGCGCCCTAGCAGTATCGTACAACGCTTTTGTTTTCTGATATTTGTTAGAACTTTTAATTCTACGAATATCATCATCAATTAAATCCCAACGTGGAATAACTTTTGATTCTTGTATTTGCGAAGGAGTCATACGAATTGAAGTAGCTTGACCATCAACCAACAATGTCGTTCTAGCGTCACCTGTTTTCTTAGCATAAAGTACAGATAATTGTTGTTTTTGTTTACGTTTAGATTTACCCTCAACATAATTCGTGGCATCTTTCATATACCTATTAGAATCAGCCAACTCTTTTGCTAACAAACCTTTTTCGTGACCAGGTAATTTTGCTTCTAACATTAGTTTGTCAGCTTTAGGAACAAGCCTGTCATCAACTACGCTTTTCCAAAGATCTTGCAATTCAGTTACTTTTGTAGGGCTACCTGATGAACTAATCCGATACCACGCCCCAACATATTGCTGTATTTGTTCTTGCGTTATTATTTGTTTATTGTTAATTCGTATTTTGCCTGCTTGCTCTAACATTCGTTCCCACTGGGTGTTGCCCTGTATAGTGTCAAAAAAATCAACCATTGTTTGTGGGACACGTTGCACTGTCATCCGTATTGTTCTACCTAATCTGGTATTTGCGTTACCAAATGATGAAGGTACTGTGTAGTTTATTGCGTCTACTTCTTTACCTGTTTTTTCCATACGTTTTATTCGAGCGTCAGTTACTATGTCTAAACCACGGTAAAAACGTTCAACACTTCCAAATGGGATTTCTGTGCCACCTAACAAACTTGTAGCTAACGCATCTTGCCC